TATCCTCGATGAAGACAACTTTGCCTCAAACAGCGCTACAGCTCTCGTTACACAGCAGTCTGCCAAAGCTTATGTAGATGCTAAGCTGATAGCTGCTAACGCTTTAGAAGGCGCTCTAGCTATTGCTAACATTACTGGTGCTAACGACATAGTTGTTACTGCTGGTCAAGTTATTACTACAGACACTATATCAGAAACTACAGCGGCTGCTGGCGTCACTATTGATGGTGCCTTAATAAAAGATAACGCTCTTGTTGGTGTTGCTCTTGGTACTCCTACTTCAGGCGTTCTTACAAACGCTACAGGTCTTCCATTAACTACAGGAGTTACAGGTAGTCTACCAGTGGCTAATTTAAACTCAGGAACAGCGGCGTCTTCTGCTACGTTCTGGCGTGGTGATGGTACTTGGGGAGCTGTACAGCAAATCACTGGAAACCATGAAATAGTAGTCACTACAGGCAACGGACACGGATCTACTAATACAAAAATTAGACGCTTTACAACAACGCAATCCAGTGTGGGAACAGCAATTACTTATGCTGACAGCGGTACATTGGGAGGCAGTTTCACCATTAATGAGGCTGGGATTTACGCCATAACTTGTAGCGAGACCGGAGTTGCCGATACTTATGGCGTCTCTTTAAATTCATCACAATTAACAACTAACATTCAAAGCATTACGGCAGCTGATAGGGTTGTGCATTCAACCACAGACTCAGGCGGTAACTATACACTTAGCGCCTCTGTTGTTGTGAGTTTAGCGTCTTCTGATGTGGTTAGACTGCATACTGATGGTACCCCTACAGCAACATCGGCCGCAGGCACAGTATTTAGAATCCGAAAAATAGGAGCTGTATAACGCTAGTTTTATACTAGCAAACACGTTGCAAAACAAACTAATTACAACCACCTTTTAAGGAACTACAATGACTAAATTAACTATTGATGACAACTCTAAGCCTATACAGGTGGCTAGTCCAGGCACAGCAGCGAACGTCTCAATCTCAGGAACTGTAGCAACCTCTGGAGCTACTACACAGGCTGTATGCCGCTTAGTAGCTACAGTGGATTGCTACTACAGCTTAGTAGGTACAGCTACGACAGCGTCTACGTTGCTTCCTGCTTTTACTGTGGAGTTTGTAAGGGCTAATGTAGGCGCTACGTTCTCAGCCATTACAGGCGGCGACTCAGGCTCTCTAAACATCACTCAAATGGTGTAACTATGTTTGCATTGAATAAACTATCGCTGGGCATTTCAGGAAAAAGGCGAAGTCCGTTAGTTAGGCTGCGTAACTTCCTAGACTTTGATCCTGTTCTCAATAGCTACGGAGAACTTGCCACAGCTTGGACGCCTACAGGTAACTTTGAAGCAGGGCTAAACTTCTCAACAACAAGCAGCGCAGCGCAAACGTTATTCGGTGGCGAATTAGCAGGAACGGATGAAATAAGGCTAGAAATAAACACATCTGGCTTTGTTGTTGCTTCGGCTTATGTTGGTACTGCCCTGCAAACAGCGATAACTAGCACTGTAGCACTGGATAATGGGAAGTTTCACAGCGCCAAAATAGTTTACACAGGTACAACAGCAGATTTAATTGTTAATGGCATTTCAATTGGAACTCAAACATGGGCCTTAAACGGTAGTCAGACAATTAAGTATGTTGGCCGTTTATCAACTGGAGCGTACTTTAACGGCGTACCTGCTAATCCTGTTTTAACGGATGTAACCACCCCTGCAAACAGCCAAGCATATAATTTAGACCAAGCAACAGGCACAACGGAAAGCTCAACTGTAAACTCAGGCACATTAACTTACAACAACATCCCTGAAGCAAACCGATTCCAAGCGCAATTGATCGGCACTGATTGGCTGGGTACTACTGAGCTAGTAGCTAATGGTACTTTTGATTCCGGTAGTGATTGGTCATTACAATCAGGGGTTACGATTTCGGGTAGTAAATTAGTAATAGACTCATCTACAACTTTTGCACCACTAGCAACTCAGAATCTGTCTTTAGCAGACGGCGGCACATTCAGGCTGGGAGCCACTGCAAGCGGATACGTGCAAGGCACTGTTAATATTCGGCAAGGCACTGCGGGCTCTGGCAATATAATTGAGATGGAAGCAAATGGGGACTTTACGCAACAATTTGTGGGCATAGCAGCATCTACACTAGGTATCCGGTCTAGCGGGGGTGATACCGAGGCAAACTTAGATACTCTTTCAATCAAATGGTTTTTAGAGGCACCACCACTACTAACACCTTTGTTCAATTCAAGCGGGGTAATGACGTGCAATGGCGTACTGTCGTGTTCCTCAATAATTCCATGTGGAGTATAAATAATGTCAATTCCTAATATAGTATGTGGCGTAACTACAGGTACAGAACTTGCAGCTAGAAATAACGCAACAAAAGATTTAGCAGAGTCGCTAGAAAACAACACGTATTGGTTCGTTACGAGAAGTAACGCAGCAGCCATATCGCATACTGGTGGGGCAACCGGCACTTATCTAACTAATAACGCTAACACTGTGGTTTCGTATAATCCAGACAGTAAGACAGCGCTATGGAATTCTTCAACTAATAAATTTGACCTTTCTAACAACAAGATTGGTGACGTTATTCATTTTACAGCAAAAGTCACTTTTGACAATCTAGCGGCCCAGGAAGTTGATATGTTTATTTCTGTCGCAGAAGGTGAAGCCACCGCACACGAACACCAAATCAATCACGCCTACTACAAGACTGCTGCTACTGGCACTGGCCTTACATTTACTTATCACATGGTTATCGAAGACGCAGATGAAAGAGATGGCGGCGTTCGGTTCAGGTTTGCTTCTGTACAAGCGGCAAGTCTAACAGTGGATAATTTCACAGTTATAGTGACATCAGTCTAGTGCGGTATTACGCGTATCACATTAGTTTTATACCCAAAGCTCTAACAGCCCTATACCCACAGCACGCAGTCTATGGAGGGCTTGCGATATTTGGTGAGTCGATTGAAGCACTTACAGGCGTAGCTCTTAACCCTGACGAGATTGACAGCTACATTGGTACGAATGCAGATGAAAACTACATGGCTCAGTTAGCAGATGAGGTCGACCAAGAGCAAGCGCGTGCTGATGCGCGTAAAGCACTACGGCAATCACTGCAATTAGCTTTGATGGAGCCAGACGGCCGAGAGATTCGTGTGAATAGTAGTCAAGCCTACACGTTGTATTCGGATTGGATGGCCTCACAGCCAGATTAAGCGGGTATATAGGCTTATTTAATTAGTTACAGCGGAGTAGATCATGATAGATAAGGAGTGGCACTTGGACAAGAGCTTATCAGTAGGGCATATATTAACTACAGCGGTCTTGTTTGCCTCTGCTATTTCAGCGTTCTACAGCCTGTCTACTAGATTAGCTGTGGTTGAAGATAAGATATTAACCATCTTAGAGAATCAGACCCGTATAGACGCTTCACAGGATGCAAACCTAGATCAGTTTAGAATTGATATGCGTGGACACACTGTAGACATTAATGAGAAGCTAGAGACTATACTGTCTCACATACTTAAGCAGGCTTAATAATGACTGCCATGTTTCCTTTTAAGACTCCATTAGACACAAGAGCTGTAGAGGGCGGCTATAAACTCCTAGCTCCTCTACAGTATTACAGCACTATACTGAACACGACTATACAGGTTCCTAAAGGGTTTTTTACAGACTTCGCTTCAGTTCCTAGAGTTGCTAGAGTGTTTATTACAGGCCACGGTAGAGACAGATGGGCTGCTGTTGTTCACGACTACTTATACTCTATGGGGTTTGCTAGAAAAGTAGCAGACAAGGTGTTTCTAGAGGCTATGGAAGCCTCTGACGTTAACTATTTCAAACGTAGGCTCATGTACAGAGCTGTACGCACAGGAGGCTGGATGTTTCATGAAAGCAATTAAGTATTGGATAGTGTTAATTATGTTGTCTCTGAGCGCTATAGGCTGTAGCACCTCTCCTGGCGCTCCTAAAGGCGCTGTAGCGTGGTGTGGTGGTTTTGACTACACAGGTACGTTTACTAAGTCAAAGACGTCTGGTAAGGCTCTAGGGCTTTCTGACAGCGTGTTAGCGTCTAAGATGTCCGTTGCTGAAGTTATAGAACTTGCAAAAGCTATGGGATGTACTAAGGAAACTGTATAATGAATGAAAACAACGTAGTTGCATTAAATCCTTTAAGAACTACAGAGGCTATGGACGACTACGTTTTAACAGTTGAAGCAGAGATATGGGGAGGCTTGTCTGCTTATGTAGACAAAGGCGTTCACCCTGACAGACTAGCAGCTATATTGACACGAGCAGCGAATGAGTTGTTATTTATAGACACTTTATACGAGGAAGAATAGCAATGGCTGGTAAAGATGATGTTGATATTGACGATATAAAACCTCTAGACGGTGGCATGGGTGATCCTGTTATAGATGGTGCTTACACAGGCGGCTCTGATATAGTAGGTGAGATTCTCGTCACTGGTACATCTGGAGGAGACTTTAGTGACTTTGGTCTAGACCCTTCGTTGTTTGGAGGAGACTTAGGAGGCTTAGACGGTGCTACTGGTAGCTTTGGAGAGGACGTTGTTGAAACGCCTACAGCAGCTAATGACCCTACAAACCCTAACAACATGCCTAAAGCTCAGATGACTAAGGCGCAGTATGATGATTACTTAGCACAGAGAACAGCAGCATATAAAGAGATTGATAACAACCCTAACCTGACAACTGAGCAAGCTAATGCACTTAAGAGAGACATTACAGCAGGAATCTTAACAGCCGCAGGTATTCCTTTTGATCCTAACACTTTAAACGCTGTCACATTAAATGATGACGCTGCTGGCGGTGGTCTGATTAGTAAGCGTATAGAGATTACAGAAGGCTCCTCAGCCTCTGGCGGCTCAGTAGCAGCAGCGGCTACTATTGCAAGCATCTTAGGAAACGTATTAGGTGGTAGTGACGTAGGAAGCAGTGGCGGTAATACAGACCCCGCAGGCTCTGAAGCTCCTGCAACTACACCCTCTGAAGGCCCTGGCTTAGGTACAGACGCTTCACCAGTTGTAGACCCTCTAGAGTCTTGGGAATACAACGCTGCTGATAACGTCTTCACAAGTAATAGCACAGGTGATTCTATCCCTGCTAATAGTTCTCAGAACGTGCCGCTAGACGATGGAGGTACTTACACAATATTGTCTAACTCTACAGGCACTAGTGGTACAGCAGAGCATACAGTGGTTAATGAGGCTGGACAGGCTGTAGGCAATGCAGTAGACACAGGCACTGGTATTTCTATAGTTCCCGTAGGAGGTTCTTTAGAAAACCCTTCATTAATTACTCAAACACCTATAACACCTGAACCAACTATTACAGGCCCATCAGACGCTATAGTTACAGCTGACGCACCTACAGATACACTTTCAGTAGACCCTGTAACGTCTACAGGCACTGACGGCATTGATGGCTTAGACGGTCTTGACGGTTTAGATGGCACTTCAGGCACTGATGGTGTCAAAGGTGATACAGGCACTTCAGGCACTGATGGTGTCAAAGGTGATACAGGCACTTCAGGCACAGACGGCACTGATGGAACAGACGGCACTGACGGTTTAGACGGCACTTCAGGCACTGACGGTTTAGACGGCACTTCAGGCACTGATGGCACTTCAGGCACAGACGGCTTAGATGGCACTTCAGGCACTGATGGCACAGACGGTGGTGACGGCACAGATGGTACAGATGGAGACACAGGCGCAACAGGCGCTGCTGGTGCTTCAGGTCGTAGTATAACATCTACGCTATTTGGTGATGAGTTAATAAAACTTACAGCTATTTCTGGAGGCCGTATAGCACCTCAACAGTTTACACCTAGACGTAGAAGAAACACACTATTCGGAGACCTTGTATAATGACCTATAAAGAAGCTGTTAACGGTGTATTAAGACGCCTTAGAGAAGATGAAATAGGTAGTGTTGCACAGAATAACTATAGTAAACTTATAGGTGACTTTGTACAGGACGCTTACACGTTAGTTGAAAAGGCTTGGGATTGGGTAGGCTTAGAAACTACAATAAGCTTAAACACTGTAGCGTCCACTAGCGTCTACACCTTAGACGGAGCAGGCGCAAGTGCTACTGTGATGGATGTCTATGATGTAACTACTAATGCAAAGCTACAGGAAGTCAGCAGTGCTTGGATGCGTAGAGCTTATGCGCTTGAAACCTCTGTAAACAATACACCTGCTTATTGGTGTTACAAAGGCATTTCTGCTGACGATCAAGACCCCACTATTGAAGTGTATCCTACGCCTAACGCTGTAGTGACGCTAGAAGTTACTGTAGACAAAAGTAACACATTATTGTCTTCTGATGATGAAGCTATTGTTATACCGGAAGCACCAGTTATACAGCTTGCTTACGCTATTGCATTACGTGAGCGTGGTGAGACAGGCGGTCAGAGTGCTTTAGAGCAGTTTGCTGTTGCTGAGACGTTCTTAGCAGATGCTATAGGATATGACGCCGCTAAACGACCTGAGAAACTAATATGGGAAGCTGTATAGCATGGCAGAAGTTCTTAGAAATATTACAATCGCTTCACCTGCGTTTGCTGGTATTAACACTCAAGGTAGCCCAGCAGACCTGCCGCCTGCTTTTGCTGCTGTTGCTGACAACTGTGTCATTGATAGGAAAGGTAGAATTGCAGCTAGACAAGGTATCCAGTTAATTACCACAGACGATGCTCTCTTAGGAACCTCTGTAGGTATTGAAGCCATCTTTGAGTTTGAAGCCTATGATGGTACTAAGACAGTGTTTTCTGCTGGTAACAACAAAGTGTTTACAGGTACAGCTACACTGGTTGATGTGACGCCAGGGGCTGCTTCTATCTCTGCTAACAATTGGAAGATAGTCAGCTTAGCTAATAAGTGTTATTTCTTCCAAGCCGCTCATGCTCCTATGGTGTTCACAGCAGGTGGTTCTTTACAGCTTGTTACAGCCGCAGCAGGCTATGCAGGCACAGTGCCACAGGGTAACGAAGTGTTAGCTGCCTACGGGCGTCTGTGGGTGTGTGACATAGGCAATGATAAAGCTACTATATACTGGAGTGACCTTCAGAACGGTGTAGCTTGGTCAGGAGGCTCTTCAGGCTCTATAGACATTGGTGAGTTCTGGCCTGATGGCTATGACGTATTGACGTCTCTAAAGGCTCACAATGACTTTCTCATCTGTTTTGGTAAGCGTAGTATGCTTGTTTATGGAGGTGCTACAGAGCCTTCTACAATGTCACTACAGGATACTATAGACAAGATAGGCTGTATTAACAGAGATGCTTCACAGAACACAGGTACAGACTTGTTCTTTTTAGACTACACAGGCGTTAGAAGCTTAGGTAGAACTATACAGGAAAAGGCGTCTCCAATAGGTGACATAAGCAAGAATGTTAACAGCGATGTACAGACAGCTATAGCTATTGAGACTGACTTAACTGATATACGTACACACTATAACACTGAGTCAGCTTTCTTTTTAGTTACGTTCCCTACTTCTAGTAAGACTTATTGCTTTGATACTAGATCGCCTTTGCAGGATGGTAGTCACAGAGCCACTACGTGGTCTCTAGTGCCTCTAGCGTTCTACAGGGCTGATGACGCTACGTTATACTTAGGAGACGTTGAAGGTATTGCTAAGTATTCAGGCGCTCAAGATAAGACACTAAGCTATCTATTTAGCTACAGAACACATCCGTTAACATTTCAGAATGAATTAGCTCCTGATGCGTCTACACGGCTTAAGTTTTTAAAGAAGGTGGTGTTAACTACAGAGGGTGGTCAAGGCGACAACGCTGCATTGCTCTGGAGCTATGACTACACAAGTAAGTTTACAACACAGCTATTTAACATTAGAGATGTCAACTTAGCCTACTACGGCACTAGTGAGTATAACGTCTCCACTTCAGAGTACAGCGAATATGAAGCTATCAATAGAGAAAAGATTAACACAAGCGGAGGTGGTACATTGATTACAGTGGGCGTTGACAACACAGTAGACGGTAATGACTTTGCTGTTCAAGAGATGAACATTCACGCTCTATTAGGGAGGATTCTGTAATGGCTGGACCTACAGCACAGGACTATTTTGATATGACAGCAGGAGCGCCAGCACAGCAAGGTAACGTCTTAGACGGTATTCTACAAGCTGGTGGTGGCTTATTTGGTGTCAATAAAGGTATTCAGCAAGCTAGGCAGGCTGGTAATGCAGCACTAGCAGCTACAACTCAAGCGGGTACTAATGCTATAAGCAACACAGCTTTTAAGCCCTTTGCTGTTACCTCTAACACAGGCAACGTAAACGTAAATGCTGATGGAGGCTTCAACGCTCAGTTGACACCACAGCAGCAGCAACTAGCTGATCTCCTACGTAATACATCACAGGGCTTTACTCAAGAGGCTGGTACAGACTTCCAAGACCTCTTTAGTCAGAACTTGTCAGCCTTTGGTACTCCTAATGTTAATCAAGCCTTTGGTGATGTCTCTAGCAGCGTTGCAGGTGGTTTAGCTAGTCAGAACTTAGGCGCTGGTGGTTCTAGAGAGCAGACTCTAATTGATATGCTTACAGGCGGTGGCGGTGCTGGCAGGGAGACTGAGGTGTTTAATCGCTTAGAAGCTCTACAGGCTCCTTCTAGAGAGCGTGAGCAGCTTGCTTTAGAGAATAGGCTATTTAACCAAGGCAGAAGCGGTGTAAGTACATCAATGTTTGGTGGTACACCAGAGCAGCTTGCACAGGCTAAGGCTGTTGAAGAGTCTAGAGCCTCTAGTGCTTTAGGTGCTATGGACTTTACACAACGAGAGCAAGCGCAGCAATCTGGACAGACGCTACAGGCTCTACAGCAAGGCTTAGGCGAGTCACAGTTGTTTGGTGAGCTAGGTTTAGGTGGTCGTCAGCAGGCTCTAGCAGAGGCTCTAGGCGGTACAGGCTCAGCAGCTACAGCAGCAGAACTGGCTCTAGCACAGCGTGGACAAGCAGGCGAACTAGGCTTAGGTTTCTTACAAGGTTCTTTTGAGCCTAATCAGCAGCTACTAGACTTGTTAGGCCCAGCAGCGAACTTTGCAGGCATAGCAGACGCCGGAAGACAGCAAGGTGCTGGATTAGCAGCAGAGCTTGAGAGAGCCGGTATTGAGGCTAAACTACAGTCTGAACAGTTAGCAGGCAACTTAGAGCAGCAGCGCATACAAGGCTTAACAGGTTTGCTAGGCGGAGACGCTGACAAAGGGCAAGGCGGTTTAATCTCTAGCTTATTAGGTAAACTCGGTATAAGCTTACCTGGAGGAATACTATAATGGAAGGACTACTTAATTTAGGCAAGCTATTTGCTCCAGAGCTAGGCTCACAAGGCATCAGAGAAGCTGAAGCAGCTCAGTTGCCTGGAGGCATGGCAGCTCTGTTAGCTCCACAGCGCTTTAACAACATCAGGAAAGCCTCTGGCAATCTATTTGGTGTTGACACCTCTACGTCTAAAGAGAGACTACAGAAAGCTCTAGGGCAGCTTGATATGTCTACACCACAAGGTCAGGCTAAGGCTGTGGAGCTTGTTAGAGCTGTAGACCCTGCTATAGCTGCTCAGATGCAACAGCAGTTTAAGGTGTCTAGGGAGTCTGCTGCTGAAAGTGCTGCACGAACCTCCACTGCTGCTACTGGCGAAAGTAATATGAGGCTGCGCGCTGAGGAGCTACAAGCGTCCAACAGTTCAGCTGGTCAGTTTACTAATTCCGAGCAAGCAGAAATAAGAACAATCAGAGATCAACTAATACGCAGAGGTGGTTATAGTCCTCAAGATGCACAGGACTTCGCAACCCGTATTACAACAGGGCA